ACTTTGAAGATAGGATCGCCATCAACACGTGAAGCACCTACATACTGAAGAGTAAGAACTGCTGCAGTACCAGCACCATCACCGTCAATAGTGTAGTTTGAACCAGCTGCGAAAGTTGCTACTTCAACTGCGGTAAAACCAGCAATTTTGATTAGGTAAGGCTCGTACTCAGAACCTAAGCTACCACCTTGGTAAACGTAGTCTAGGTAAGGAAGGAAACCTACTGGAGAATCCATAGGAACAACACCAACTAGGTCGAAACCGATAGTTTTAGCTGCTACTTGAATTGCAACTGGCATAAGTGATGGGAATTTATCACCTGAACCAGCAGCGGTTGTTTTTGCACCACCTGCAGTGAACGGAGTCATTGCGTTGGTTGGAGCGCTGATTGCGCCCATAGAGCTGATAGAACCTGGTTGTTGGAAGAACAAACCTGGAGCTACAGCTGCTTCGTTGATAGCGCCAGCGTTTTCGAAGATAGCGTGGTTGTGAGCATAGTCAACTAACCAAGGGCGTGCATTTAAGTCTACGCCATAACCTTCTAAAACTGGAGCCCAAGTCTCACGTACGCTTGCGTCGTTGAGTCTTTTGAAAACTTTAGTTGCCATTTTTTAGAAACGGTTTTTTTAATTTTGTGCTCTACGTTTTAGAGCTGCAAGATAGTCGTTTGAGTAACCTCTTAGACTTTCATTGACTTTATTTAACGAGACGTAGCCTTCTGCACCTTGGCTTTCGTTAATTTTTTCTGAATTTGATTTTTCAACAGCTAATCTTTCGTAAATTCCGCGAAGATCACGAGAATCCCAGAATGATTTAACTTGGTAAGCATTATTTAATTGGAAGTTATGCGCTTGAGCTGCAATCCAATTTCTCTCACCATCTGTCATGCTTTCAAATACTTCTTTGTATTTTTCTGGCATAAATCTTACGTATTTAGGAGTATTTTCCTCCTGCTTATTAAGAACTGCCTCCATTAGATTGATAACTTCAGCTTCTGTGAAGTAAACTGCACCTCTTAGAGTTTCTACGATTGCAGTTTTAGTCTCTTGATCTAATGAGAAGAATTTTTGTTTATTGTTTTCGCTTAGAAGCTTTAAGAATGGGTATCTGTTCTCTAGAACTGTATTTGCTGCATTTGATTTAATGTGGCCGATAATGCCGTCAACTGCTGCAACTAGTTCGTCTACTCCAGACTCTTCATTTACTTCGTAATTAACACCTTCATTTAAGGTCTTAACATCGGCTAGTAATTTGCGAGCAGAAATTGCTGCGCTTGGAGAAATCTTTTCATTCATAGTTTCAGCTAGGTACTCAGAATACTTGATTCCTTTTTCTAGATTCTCTCCTAAGTAGTCTGCGTATTTAATAGCAGCTTCTAGATTTTCGCCAATGTACTCAGAATAACGAATTCCTTTTTCAGCTTGTTCAGCAACATACTCTGCATACTGAATTCCTTTGTCTGCTTGTTCAGCAACGTATTCTGTATACTTGATGTTCTTTTCAACCTGTTCAGCAACATATTCTGAATAGTTAATTGATTGATTTACTTTTTCGCCTAAATAGTCAGAGTACTGAATGTTCTGTTCTGTCTTTTCTGCTAAGTAATCAGAGTAATCAATTACGTTGTTTACTTTTTCTGCAACATGCTCAGTATAGTTAATTCCTTTATTCAACATAGTTGAAAGGTAATTAGTATACTCAACAAGCTTTTCCATTTCGCCAGCTAGATAGTTAACATAAGTAACCATCTTTGGAGAATCGTTAGAACTTTCAGATAGAGCGTTGATGCCCTGGTTGTTCTTTGTAATGCTTTCTTGAAGAGCCTCGAACTTTTTCTTAACTAGCTCAGAGTACTGATTAAGTTCTTCTCTACTTACAAACTCATTTGCCATTTGTTTGTTGTTATTTTGAGTAGGTGTATTCATTTCTGAATTATTTATCCTATAGACCTTCACAGAATCCTCGAAATTGAAATTTTCTGAAATATCCATAAGTTTATTTGTAACGGAAGTTTGCTTTAATAGATCTAATGATTCAAACACGCTTGTGAATTGTGTTTGTAAACCTTCGTTTACTGATTTTTGTAAAATTGCTTGCGAGAAACCTGGCTCGGCAACTAGGTCGTAAGTAAAGATTCTGTGAAGTTTTACTTTACCTTCATTCATTACTTGACCAGCAGCTCTAGAAGAACATGAGATTGTGCAACCAGACTCAACTAAAGTCTTTGCGATCTGACCGGCTGGTGTATTTAGGATACGAAGCTTGATTTTTACTGAATTAGATCCTTCGTCATAGCTTAGGCCTTCAACTACGTGTGAAACGTTCTTAAGCGAAACGTCAAAGCTTTGTGGGTGATCAAGTTCTCCGAAAAGCTGACCCTTTGAAATTTTTTCCTGCAGATAAGAAAGGTGAGGTAAATACTCCTCCTTCTCATAAACTCGGTTGTTATTATTCTTAACTCCGAATACTGCAGCGGTACCTTCTAATACAATGTCTCCATTCTCATTAGATACATCAAGTCCCTCATTGATTCTCTCAACGATGAAAACCTCATTCTCAGTTGGAACCGGCGTGCTCAAATTGATAAGTTTAGTATTCACTAAGCCATGTAAATTTTTTATTATTTATACAGGAATAACCCGCCAAAACGGGCGATTTCCGTATACCGTTATTTATTACGGCCGACTTAGTAAATTCACCAGAGTGGCGATCTCTTCATCGGACAGAGCCGACAAATTTGGTTTGATAACATTTAGCTTAAAGCAGTATCTGCCAGGTTGGCCGTTTTCCTTCAATAGGCCGTTGCCTGGAATGTTTAGCGTAAGTTTTGCTAAGCTATTGCTATTAAATGACTTGATTTTAAATTTCTTTGAGTCGATCGACTCAAATATAAACTCTTCCGGAAAGAGTGCTTCAGTTAATGGAATATCGACTTCGTGTATGATATCACCATTGTCTATCTCAACTCGATCGGTTGAAATAATCAAATTTAGCAATAAGTCGCCGACCGCTCTCTGAGTAGAGCCGTTTAGTTGATTAATATAATCAACCGAATCGCCGTATCCTCTAATCCTAAGTTGGACAGTATAGAGTCCATTTCGCTGTTTTACAACTGGAAAATATCTTTCACGTAAATTAACGTTTACACTAAGAGTCTTATTTTCTCGAGTTGCTTTACCGTTGACATCAGTATGTGTCTGTTCAATCAAGACTTCAAACTTTTCGCCAGTTAGAGTTGAAAGAAAGGGCAGCTGAAAATTACTAACTATTGTTAGATTGTGAGTTGACGGTCGACTGCCAAACCCATTAAAGTCTTTCCATGTATTGAATGGATTTGATGAAAAGTTATTAAAGCCAAAATCGTCAAAAGAAAACTTAGTCCGCTTAGGCGCATCATAGTCAGCCTTTTTCTTTTCATCGCCGAGTATTGAATAAGCTTCTGCAATCTTTTTAAATTGCTCAGCTCCGTCTGGATTTTTATCCGGATGATATTTGGTTGCAAGCTTACGATAGGCTTTTTTAATTTCCTCTTTCGTTGCTTCCCGCTTAACGCCTAATATGTCATAGTAATTTTCCAATACTATCTTTTATCCAAAAACCTGGCTGAGTTTTATTTACCGACAATAACTGTCTCGGATAGACTAAGTACCTTGGCTGCTTCGACCACTTGTTGTGCTGCACCTGGCGTGGATGGGAATTTAGCATCAATCATACCTGCTAGAACCTTTAACATGGCAAACAATCTATCGCCCAATACAGCCGGTCCAGTTATTGGACTATGACCAACTCTAGTTGAATCACCGTCTAACCAAATTTGGTCAGCGGTTGCTCTAACTGAATTTGAGGTGATATTGACTTGGCTGTCTGATACTATTCTAACCGTGGCTCCGTCCAATTCAATTATTGACAGCGAGTCCTCGTGTTCAAGCGTAATTTTTGAATTTTGATCAATATTGATTCTTGAATTCTTAAGTTGTAGAGTCAAACCCTTTTTAACAGTAAACCATAACTTTAGCTCTTCGTCGCCGTCGAAAAGTACAAAATGCGAACCTGCATATTCTCCCTCTTTTCTTAACTCTTCTTTAATGTCATCGCCAATCTCTTGGATCTGTTTGTATTCTGGCGAATAGAGGTCGCCATGGTTAAATCTAACTCCAACGATTGAACCTAGTTTCGGAATAGACACTGAACCAGCCTTGCCGTCTTGGCCAAAGAAAGCTGGTTTATGAATTGGAATTGCCCAGGGAATGTCTTGTGTTTCCAAGCTATCGAACACACTAAATACTTTAACTCGGCAACGGCCCTCTTTTAATGGGTCGTTAATATCGACAACTTCACCTAAATATTGAATACTTAGCAAGTCTCCACCGAGCGGATCTTTAGTTATATCGTGTTCAGAATTAAATATCATATCTGCTTATTATACATTAAATTATTAACCGGAACGACGGCCTAATTCGTCTCTGTCGGTCGGAGCCGGTCCTCTTGGTGAAACTCTACCGCCAGGTCCTTCAAAAACTTGCCCAATTGCCCTAGTCGCTGGATCAATATTGATAATGTCTCGACGCTGGCCGGAATAGGCGTTGCCTAATGCTAAATTCGTTACAGTTGACTGAATTTCATTGATTACTGAACCAATTATTCTGGCAGGAATTCTAGTCAAATTCGTTAGCTGACGACGACCTTGATTTACTAAACTATCAACTGCTCCGTTAAAGATTCCAAAGTTTGGAGTTGCTGGGTCAAGTCTAATTAGGTCGACTGCTTGATATTCAGAGTCTTCTCTAACCCAGTTTACATGAATCTTAAAGCTTGTCGAAAAAGGCTTGTCCTCAGTGTATGATTTTAGATCAATAGGAGTATTGCCGCCAGCCAGAGTTTCGCTAAAGTCAAATTCGCACATTTTACACTTAAATTTAATATAGTGATTACCACTTGTAAATTCAGATGTGCTTCGTGAAAAGGTCGAAAAGTCCTTTAAGTTTCTAATCTCAAAAAGATATAGATCAAATGAAAACATTCTAAGGTTTTCTGGCAATTTATAAGAACGAGTTTCAGTATTGTAAACTGCTTTTCTATAGTAATCAGCCATTTGTAAAATTCTAAGATCAACTGATTCTAGACAATTGACCGTTAGCGTCACCTTTTTATTCACGTCAGTTGTGGATGTTGCAATCTTCCACAGATCAGATACTCCAGAAATTGACTGGAAATACCATGGAGCAGCGCTATATGTATTATTTAGAATGACTTGAAATTGTCTAAGCAGATCGGCTGAGCTTGATCCTCCGCCCGGTTTAACATTTTCTAATCTAGACAAATATTCAATTGCACTAATTTCTAGCTGCTGAGGCACATTTTTAATATCCCAAGTGTAAGTCGAGGTTTCCATGTCAGTCAACAACGAATTAAACTTGAATGGATCTCCAACTGGATGACTCGTTTCAGTAGTAGATGGATCAAAGTCCATAAAAAAGGTCAAATAGACAGGATCTTCGTTTGAATTAATAGAGCCCTTTCGGAATCTATTCATCTTTGAAGGCATTGCTGTTCCTTGGCCTAAATAGTTAATGTGAGTCCTATTACTCATTTGGAGTCAATAATTTTTCTGGAGTAGTAAACCAATTTCGTTTTGTCAACATCATCTCAGTATAAAAGGCCGATTGTGGATCAGCTAACGGCTTATACTTAATTACGATATCTTTGACATAATAAAAATCGCTTAAGTGCTCATCGATGTATTCATTATTTACTCCAATCGGCACGTTAACGTCGCCAGGATTCTTAAAGCCAGGTTCAGCATCACCAAAATAGGCATCGCCAATTATGTCATATGCCGCATCTCCAATAATTTCAACTTTAACTCGGCTGCCTCTTAAAATTGAAAAGTTTGCGCCATTTAGTACAACTCTGAGCATGTGTTTCTCAATCTCTTTCTTATTGTGAGTATTGATTGCTCTTGCAAATTTATAGTTCGAGTGAGCATTTTGATAGTCAACCCCAATCCACTTAACCACTTCGCCATTTTCAAATTCAGTCAATTCCGGTTTTTGGTGAACTGACCCGTTCTCTGGAGACAAGTCTGAAATAGGCTCAATAAAGTGATCAATTGGTTTATTTTCACCGTGTGGATACCAGTATAATCTTTTACGAAAAGATTCAGTTTTTAGAATATCGCCATTTTCAGAAACCATCGCATAGTCATAGATTGATAAATCT